GTGGAGGCCAGTTAAATCCCTCTTTCAGTCGTTGGCTAATGGGTCTACCTTTGGAATGGGATCAGTGCGCGGCGTTGATCTTGAAGCCCTCACGAAGGAAGTAGTCGATGCGTGCGGACGTGAAACCGACCCCCGAGAAGCGTTGCTCGATTTGTGGAGCGCGCTTCCAACGGAAAGTCTTGGCGGGTGGCCGTTTGGAGGATCGAACGGCCTTTCTCAAGCGCCAGTTCTGTTCGCTTTCCTGCGCCAACTCGCGCAGCAAGGGTGGCCTCTCGCGCAAAGCCTTCCATGCGCAAGCGCGGAAGCATCGAGCGCCGAACTGCGAGAGCTGTGGTTCGGCGCAGCGGCTGCATGTGCATCACGTCAACGAGGACTGGACGGACAACAGTCTGCCGAACCTTCAAACGCTGTGCGTCTTCTGTCACCAGTTCTGGCACGCCACGCACAGGCGGCTTGGGGCGAAGCCCTGGTCGCGGATGCCGCCGATCGCTTCCCTCTTGCAAGTGGCGCAGTCAACAGGGTCGGACGACTGCGCGGCTACGGTAACGCCATCGTCGCGCCGCAAGCCCAAGCCTTCGTCGAAGCCGTGATGGCCTCGCTGTGAACAGCCCCCTCCCCCTCTTCCCCTACCAGGCCGAAGGCGCGGGCTACCTCGCCGCCCTCGAACGCGCCGGGCTCTTCGACGAGATGGGCGTGGGCAAGACGGCACAGGCCATCGGTGCGCTCGACCGCGTCGCTGCGCAGCGCATCATCGTCGTCTGCCCTGCGGCCGTGCGCGAAGTCTGGGTTGGAGAATTTAAAAAGTTCTCGACCTACCGCCGGCGCACCATCAAAGGCCGCTCGATCTCCGACCTCGGCGTCTGGCTCAAGGGCAAGGCCGACGTCCTGCTGCTGTCCTATGAGATGGCAGCGAAGTGGGCTCCGAAAATCGAGGGCGATCTGTTCGACGCCATCGTGTTCGACGAGGCCCACTACCTCAAGAACCCTGCGGCCGCACGGACACGCGCCATGCTCGGCACACAGTGCGACGGCCGCAAAGGCTTGGCGCGGTGGGCGTCGCGCGTCTGGTTCCTGTCCGGCACTCCGATCCCCAATGACCCGGTCGACATCTGGCCCTGGATGCGGTTCGTCGGCGCGACGACCCTGACACTCAGCGCCTTCACCACCCGCTACTTCAAGTCCAGCATGGGTGCGTTCAGCGCACGGCAGACGCCGCGCGACGACATGGTCGGCGAACTGCGCCACCTGATCCGCCAGCACAGCCTGCGCCGCACCAAGGAGGAAGCCGGGTTGCAGATCCCGCCGATCTGGCTGACGACACAGACGGTGGACGGCGACACCGCCGAGATCCGCGACCTGCTGCGTCAGTGGCCGGGGCTCGAAGGCGCTATCCTCGAAGCCATCGAGCAGGGAGGGCTGTCGTTCATCGAAGCGCAGCACATCGCCACCCTGCGCCGCCTCGTCGGCGAGGCCAAAGCGCCGGCCTTCGTCAAGCTGATGGAGGAGGAACTGGACAACGGACTGGAGAAGGTCGTCATCATGGGCGTCCACAAGCGGGCACTGTCGCTCGTCGCCGAAGGATTGGCGCGCTTCGGCGTCGTGATGATCGACGGCTCGGTGCCGGAGGCGATGCGTGTCAAGGCTGTCGAGGCCTTCCAGAACGACCCGGCGACGCGCGTGTTCGTCGGCAACGTGCGCGCGGCTGGCACCGGCCTGACGCTGACGGCTGCGGCCGACATCGTGATGCTCGAAAGCTCGTGGTCGCCAGCCGACAACGCCCAGGCCCTGATGCGCGTCCACCGCGTCGGCCAAGAGAAGCAGGTCCGCGCCCGGTTCATCTCGCTGGCCAACAGCATCGACGACGTCGTAACCGACACCGTGGCGCGCAAGACAGCCGCCATTGCCAAAATCCAACCGCCCCCGACAGGAGAAAATTGATGCCCTCTGCGCCTGTTTGGCACGAAGCCAAGGTCGAACGCCTCCGCGCAATGGTCAAGGCCGGCAAATCTGCCAGCGAGATCGCCGAGGAACTCAACACCTCGCGCAATGCCGTGCTCGGCAAGCTCGACCGCCTCGGCATCCTGCTCGGCGGTGCCAAGCGCCACCACGCCACGCCTCGCCGACAGCTTGTCACACCCCCGCCGCGCAACTCGGTGTCTGTGTCGCAGAGGCCGGTCGTCTTTCGACCCACGCCGCCGCGTCGCTTCACCTGGCAAGAACCTGTTGACACCACCTCTCAACCCGCATAACCGTTTATTCACTTCACCACAAAGGGAGACACCTGTGGCCAAATACACCCTGACGATCGAGACCGAAGACAGCGACGAGTTTGTCGCCATTGCCAACCGCCTCGGCGGCGCTGTCGCGTCAACGAACGAAGCCGCCCCCGCCAAGCAGACGCGCGCCGCCAAGCCCAAGGCCGAGGAGCCGGTGCGCGAGCAAGTCGGCCAGCCCGAGCCGCCCGTCCAGCCGACGACCGTCGACCCTGCCGTCCTTGCCGCACAGAACAGCGGACAGGGTGCGAAGGAGACTGTCGTGATCGAGCAGCCCGCTGCGTCGGCTGACGAGGCCGTCACCCTCGACGACCTCAAGGCCCTGATGACCAAGGCGCTTAACGCCAACTCGGCCAAGACCTGCCAGGATGCCGTGCGTGCTGCGGCCAACGGTGCCCCCGGCCTGTCGGCTGTGGCCGTCGAGCACTACGCCGCCGTCCGCGACGCCCTCCTGCCGCTGGCGGGCTGACCTCTCTGCCCTGTCGCTTCACGGCGGCAGGGCACCCTCCTCTCGGATCTCAACCACATGTCCATTGAACACGACACCTCTGCCCACTCGACCTTCGGCGGCTCGATCGCTGATCGGTGGATGAACTGCGCGGGCTCGACGGCCCTCGTCGCCAGCGTCCCGCCCCGCGCCAGCAGCGCCTACGCCAGCGAAGGCACGGCGGCTCACGCCCTGGCCGAACACTGCTTGAAGCAGGGCGAATGGAGTTCGCACTTCTACGTCGACCAACCTTTCGACTACGACGACCACGGCGAGACGAAGACTATCGTCCCGACCAAGGAGATGACCGACGCCGTCAACGTCTACCTCGACGCCGTCAACGCCGAACTGGCCTTCGCGCCTGACGCCGAACTGTATGTCGAGCAGCGGTTCGTCCTGCCTATTGCCACGGCTGAACCCGGCGAGGTCTTCGGGGCCAACGACGCCATCGTTTACATCCCGTCGCTGCGCAAGCTGACGATCTTCGACTACAAGCACGGCGCAGGCGTCAGCGTCTCGGCCGAGGACAACGCACAACTCAAGTTCTACGCCGCCGGCGCACTGCTGACGAACGACTGGCCTGTGGCCGAGATCGAACTCGTCATCGTCCAGCCCCGCACCCGCGACGCCGATGACAACGACGGCGGCGTGAAGCGTTGGGCTCTGCCCGTGGCCGAGGTGATCGAGTTCGCGGGCGAAGCCGAAGCGGCTATCGCTGCGGCCAAAGTGCAAGACGCGCCTCTGACGCCCGGCAAGTGGTGCCGCTGGTGCGACGCAGCCGGTGTGTGCCCGGCCAAGGAACGCCAAGCCCTCGAAGCCTCGCGCCTTGACTTCAACGACATCACGCTCGTCACGCCGCGCAGCCTGCCGGACGTCAAGTCCTTCGACACTGCGCGCCTCGGCCAGGTTCTCGTCGCCATCGAGATGATCGAGGAATGGGGCAAGCAGGTCCGCGAGCAGGTCGATGACCTGTTGACGCAGGGCGTGCCGGTGCCCGGTTGGAAGCTGGTCGACAAGATCGGTCGCCGCAAATGGATCGACGACGAGACGAAGATCGCCGGACACCTTTCGGCCATGTTTGGTATCGACGAGGATGACAGCCGCCCGCGCAAGCTGGTGACGATTACGGAAGCCGAGCGCCTGATCAAGGCGTCGGTGACCGACAAGGCTGCGAGGAAGAAGGCGCTGGACGAGACGTCCTTGGCCTTCACCCTCAAGGAAAGCTCGGGCCTCACTCTGGCCAGGGAAAGCGACAAGCGTGAAGGCGTCGACGCTATCGCTCGGGACTTCGGTTCCATCAATCTGACGCTCTAGGAAAACAGGAAACTAGCTATGAACTACGATCTCGAACGTATGCAGACCGACAAGCCCGCCGACTGGATTGCCAAGGTCGCCGCGCAGAACCCCGCCACCCTCCTGCCGAGCGGCAATGTGCGTGTCTTCGGACGCGGTGCCTTCGTCAACGTCGCTGCCCCGGCCAAGGACAGCACCGACGCCGCTGGCAATATCGTCAAGGGCAAGTTCGGCATGACGCTGCT